TGGTTCGAGTTTGTTGACGTTATTCCTGTAACGACAGCTACACATATCGGAGCTCAAGTATCCACCGACAATGGGACGTCTTATGATACGGGAAGTAACTATGACAACGCGGGTGCTCAATGGGGAACCGGGGGGTTCTCAGCGGCTCTGCCTGCTGCGTCGGGTACTACTTGCTGGGACATCGGATGGGATCAAAGCTCCACTGCTACGGTTAATAGCCACGGCGTAGACGCCAAGATGAGAAATCCTCTCGGCACATCGAACTACAAGAATTTCAATTATCAAGAATTTGCGTTCTCATCTGACGGCAATGGGTACGCGCGTTTCGGCGGTGGTCGATGGAGGAATGCTGCGGGCTTCAACGCTATCCGATTCTTCTGTGTGAACAACAGTAGAGTTCAGACCGGAAACTTTGCATCCGGAACCCTGAGAGTGTGGGGACTTTCAACAAGCGGCAGCGGTGCGAAGCCGTGGTACTGGAGCCCGCCGACTGTTTCTACGTTCCCCACTCTCGTTAATATCGGGGATATGACTCTCACTAACGACACTGATGTCGGTTTGCTAGTGAACGGCGGAACTCCGGTGGGGGGAGACGCTACGAGGGCGGCATTGATGGCTATCCCCAGCCCAGCATCTCCCTGGACTGCAACGTGTCATCTCGAGGCGATGGTTCCCACCAATAATTACAGTCGTCTCGGGCTGTGTATTGCAAACTCTGGCCTGACACGTAACCATCCTTGGGGACTCGACGGTAGAAATTCTGTTTGGACCGGCAGTATGTCGTTCCCCTCGGGATACACAACTGAACCGTCAACGTTCGCTTTCGCATCAGTTGCTGCGCCTAAATGGCTTCGCATAAAATTTGACGGGACTAACTTTCTATTCCAGTCTTCTCCAAATGGAAAGACATGGATAACCCTCGCGACAACCGCCGCTAGCGCATGGCTTACTCAAGCCGCCTATGTCGGTATTGCGGCCGGATACAATAGGACGACCGGACCTAATGTTATTGGTAATTATGATTATTGGTCGTTTACCCAACCTTAGGCTTAACTGTGAAAGGAATTTAGCTATGAGTATTCCACCAAACTCTCCGCCTTGGTTGGTTATCGCTATCACCTACGAGGGACAGCGAGAGATCAAGGGACCACAGACGGCACCCTTTATCACAAAGTTCCTCAGTAAGCTTAAGGCCTGGTGGAAGGATGATGAAACGGCCTGGTGTGGGACCTTCATCGCCGGTACTCTTGAGGAGTGCAACGAGAAGTACGGGACTAGTCTGAAGTGGCCGACGTACTGGATGAGGGCGATGTCTTACGTATCCTATGGAACAAGGCTGAGTCCGCTGGAATATAGACCGGGTGCAATATGCACTAAGCCTCGCACAGGAGGAGGTCATGTCTTCTACTACCTGGGAGAGAACAACACCCATATCTATGGACTTGGGGGTAATACCTCAGATTCCGTAAAACGATCCTGGTATCCGAAGAATGAGATCCGATCTGTGGTGTGGCCTGAGGGGTCACCTCTGCTCCCAGGGAACTATCGTAACGTAATATCGGGAGGCCCTAGCGATACCTCCATCCAGAATAAGGAAGACTGAGATGGTAGACCTGGATAAACTTCAGGGAGTCTTAAAGACAGGCCTAGGGTTTTGGCGAAACCTGTTCTTCTACCTCATGGCCTTCACCACGACAGCGATCCTTATCTGGCAGCTGTCCTTACTGGAACCGCCTGAGAAGTGGTGTCCCCAAAAGAGACTCGATGTCTGCTTTGCGACCATCACCAAGAACCTAGAACTGAGAGATCATGCGATCATCGGCTTGATGGTAGTTTTGGCTGTGGTCGTCATAGGCTCTATGGTGACAACCTACAAGCTTAGTGCAAAGGTGGAAGGAAGTGCGGGAGGCGTGAGTGTGGATATCCATCAAGATAAGACTACGGTTACCACACCCACTGCCGCGATTAATGTTCCCACCGTACCTACAACGCCTTCCAATCTAGATGCCGAAGCCCCGGGGGAATAACGGATGCGCTACGGCGCATGGCGGGGCCTGGGCTGTAATGTCCCTCCGGTCCGGGTCCCGCCTCATAATCGTAGGAATTAAATACCCTCTCTGCCTCTTCCGCTAGTTCCAGCGCATCCTGGAAACTACGAAGTTCACCCTCCCAAAATTTCTTCTGGCCTTTTAAGGCATCACCCACAAGGTCTGTTCCGCCCGCTACCTTGGGCTTAAAGCGTTCGATCATGCGCTGAGCGCGCTCAACCTTTCGCTGAGCCTTGAAGATATTCTTTCTCAACTCCATCTTTCCGGCAGCGATATTCATCAGGATCTTATCTCGGATGTTCTCCATGATGGGATCATCCGTTGATCCATCTGGACGCTCGGCACCCACCACAGTCCTGATAGTGTTTTCGATGTATATCCTCACCTTCTGTGGAGTTACCGGGGACTCATCCGTTCTACCGGACTCGTCATATCGCTTGCGTCGTTCGGGGTTACTCAGGATATCGAACGCAAACTTTATTTCCTCGAACTTATCACGATCTCCTCCTTTGTCGGGGTGATGAAGTTTCGACAGTTTGCGATAGGCCGCTCCCACTTCTTTAGCGGAAGCATCCTTTCTCACGCCTAGGGCGTCATAGGGGTTCATTGAGGTGTCTCCGTAGTCTGCTGATTATTGAGTTGATCAGCCCGGGCCTTCGCATCGTCGATAGATTGCCAAGTTGCCTCGAGCTTCGCTGTGAGGTCATCTCCCCAAGCATATAGCTCGGTAAACAGTTTAGCGATTGCGTTGCTGTCTTTGATCGGCCGCTTGCCGGGACGAGGAAGATGACTACGTAGCCGCGGATCCGGGGTTGCGACGTTGTAGTGTTCCCGTATAACGAGGTCACTAACGTTTCCCGGCCTAGCGGAATCAGTTCCACAGCTTATCAAGAGTATTGGTAATAACAGGATCGACAGGAGTCGTAGTGGGCTTGGTGTGATCGATCTCATTGGATATCTCCCTGGTTCTAGTAGCCCGATTGCTTGACGCAGCCTGCTCCTTGTTAGCTATGTCGGTAGCGGCTTCTTGCTGATCGCCTGTGGTCTTGTTGACCGAGGCATTATCTTGATTAATCCGCTTAAGCTGAGTCAACTGTCCTTGAAGTTTATTCTTGTCCTCGGTCAGTTTTTGGTTATTACTTTCCAGGTCCTTGATATGCTGGAAGTGATCATGAGCCTTTGAATAGGCTAACCACAACAGCACAACCACCGCGAGGCCTAACAAGACCTTGAGGATGGTCTTCGGGGTGACAGTAAAGCCTAAAACCGAAAACAGTCTCTTGACTAGGAATGCTTCCATTGTCTGCTCCTATGGGATGTTTCGCTTGTACAGTTCCCGTACCCACTTTACTAATTCGGGATTAGCTCGGTATCCCGCATTCCAGACTGTGTCGATCTTCCCCGGGCACCCCACCCTCTCCAGGAGATCCCGTAATCTCGATATGTGGACATTAAATATCTTGGGGTCAGGACCACCGTCATCTCTATCCCCATAGAAGACTGTGTGGAAGGCCTGTCGGGAAACCAATGCGGGGGATCGGTTAACTAAGACAAATAGCATGATGGCTAATCGTCGGGTCATCCCGTGTCGCAGTGCCATCAAGACACCCAGTTCTTTCGATGTGCCAGTCAGCGCTTCGATCTGCTGGCGCATAATCTCAATTTCGTCTTCTAGTTCCTGTTCTCTGGTATTCATGGCCCCGCCTCTTCATTCGGGCCAATGATACTTCCTGGCAACCTTTTCGTCAATGGGCAGCCACATTACACCTGACGACAGGCGATTATGGCATGATTGCGCGCGATTAGCGCTGAGTTGAGGCGTATGATGAGGGGTGCGACGTGACACACTGCGCAAACGCCTAGCGATTACAACCTCGGGCTGCTACTAAAAAGCCCCCAGTACCCGATGGCACCGGAGGCTTTCCTAGTTTTGTAGACTGAGCAGACTTGCTCAGGTCATCTATTATTCGTCGTCCTGATCCTTCTTGCCCTTGCCAGCCTTCTTGGACTTGCTGGCCTTGGCCTCTTCCTTCTTCGAGGACTTCTTGGTCGACTTCTTGTCGGCCTTCTCGGCATTGTCGCCGTTCTTGATCTGCTCGATCACCTCGTCGAGCTCGGCCTTGCTGTTCCAGCCGTAGGACTTGCCCGCCTTATCGATGCCCTTGTTGCGCAGCTGAACGCGAACGGACGCCGGCTTGATATCCAGCTTGTCGGCGATGTCCTCAACGCCATACTTGAACTCACGCTCAGCGGCCTTCTCCGCCTTCGCGTCGGTCTTCTTGTCGGCCTTGCTGTCCTTCTTGTTACCCTTAGCCACGATAATGTCTCCTCAGTCGTGATTATTCAAACGACCATAGAACTGTTCTGTGATCGACTTCTTCCTTCTTACAGCAGTAATGATATCTGTGTCAATAGACCGACGAACCGCTAGGAAGAAAAATCTTGCTGTCTCGGTTTGTTCTAGGAAATCACCTCGACTAAGCATTTGATCAAAATCAATAAAGCTATGCCCCAAGGAATAAGCGAAGAATAGCCGAGACCTATATAAATCGACACCCACTCCACCAGTTCGCTGTTGACAAACCATCCAGGAGTATTCTCCCCGTTGAAACCCCAGCAGCATGTTAGTCCTACGTTTATCTTTTTTAAGGTCTTTAACTTTGCCCCACAGTCGAGCGCCCTTGCCGAGGTTCATTCGCTCCAAGAACCTTGCGATCATGTGAACCTCGAAGACATACTTACAGAACACTACGAAAGGCTCATCGTTCCTCCGGTACTTCAGGATTGATTTCCTAAGTGCTCGACGTTTAGACGTGCCCGTCCTGTGGACCTCACCATCCTCGTCTTTGATATGACCGCCCGTTAATTGTTGAAGCTTACCGATCTGAGTAATCTTTAACGGTGTTTTAATGACAGTTCCTTGATGCTTGACCACCATCGTCTTTTCTAGTTGACGATATTTCTTTTCCTCTAGGGGGTCTAGGTCTATCTCGATAACCTTGATCTTCGCTGGTTCAATACCCGCATCTTCCTTGCTGATACGCATGACATGGGGAGAGAGCAACTCAGCAAAGGTATCTATCATGTCTTCCCGCATCGGAGCCTTACGCTTAGCGATTGCATTCGCGAGGATCATCTTCTTTCGCTGTATCGCACCTCGACACTTGCTGAGGTCTATGTTCGGTTGAACGAGAAACTCTTGGTCGAAGTCCTTCCACGCATCTCCCAGGACTGTGTGATCGACGAAACGCATGATCGCCCACAGGTCCTTGGGATCGAGATCCATCGGTGTGCCGGTTAACGCAAGTCGACGCTTCGACGATTTAGCGATCAGCGCAGCGTCCTTGGAGGACTGTGAGGTCCTGTTCTTCAGTCGCTGGGCCTCGTCCCATATGAAACGGTCCCACTTTCGCCTGCGTAGCTTATCGCGTATCGGGGTAACCTGCTCCGGGTTCAGCAATAAGATACGATGCTCTTGCGGATGCTTCTTCCTGTGGGTATCGTAGGAAGCAAGATCACGGTGCACCGAGTACCAGGGTAGTTTCTCCGCCAGGAATTTTCCCCAGGTGCTTTCTAAATTGGTCAACGGCCCAACGAGTAGAACGTCTAGGCTTACGCTGTACTCCACGCACAGTACTGCGCCCGTAACCCAAGTCTTCCCCGTGCGTTGAGCGAAGAGTGCGGCAAATCCATCTGTAGAGACGATCGCCTCGGTACCCTTTTTCTGATGCTTCTTTAGCAGCTTTAACCAGGGCGACCGCTTGCGAAGGCGTTTCCACGATACATGCGACAGCTCCCTCTTCTCGCCATTCATGGAGAGTCTGGAGTTGAAGTTCGCTAGGCTTTCCGGTGAGAGGGATCTTGACCTCAAATCCGAAGAAGAGACCGTAGCAGCATCCGATGATATCCGGTTGCCCGCTTTCCTGGAACGCCGAGCCGTGGACCTTGAACCATTTGCCGCCATGTTTCTTCAGAGCCTTGATGATACGTTGATGAAGACGACTCTCAGCTTTCTTTGCCATATTAGTTCCCAGACAAAAGGGCGACCCGTTACCGAGCCGCCCTCACATCCTTGTAGAATGTAATCTGCGACTAGGCTTGAGATGCTTCGTCGCTGATAACATCCTGTGCTTCAGTGCCCGAGGTCGTATCGGCTGCCTGGCCAATGGCCTCAAGGCGCGTACGGATCGACGCTACCTTGGTCAGCGCACCCGACAAGTCTACCTCGGGAGGAGTAGTGTTGTGGAGCTCCTGCAACTCCTGCTCGAGGGAAGTGAACTCAGACGCCAGTGCATCGACCTCGGCCGAGATGGTGTCGAGCTGAGAGTTCAGGTCATCGATATCAGCCATGATCTTCCTCGTTTCTGATCGTAGGGATGCGAAGCCGTTAAGATTCCACCATTGGAATATAACGACCAGTCCTAGAAGAAGCCAATCTTGCATGTTTGCCTCCGTTGGCATGAGAGGGGCCGGATTTCCCGCCGACCCAACGGGGTGGACTCGATTAATCCTCGAGGAGATCTTCTTCCTTGAGGGCCTTGATAACCGCAGCTACCTTCTTCGGCAGCTTCTTGTGGTCATCGAGATCCACATCCAGGTCATGTTCGTCGATCAGCTCCTGGAGCTCATCCTCGTCCATGTCCTCGACGTCTTCTTCAGAGACCTTCTTGGCCTTCTTCTTGCCGCCTTTCTTGTCCTCCTTCTTATCGCCGCCCTTCTTCGAGGACTTCTTATCCGCGGCCTCGAGAGCCTCGATCAGCTCATCCTCGTCGAGCTTCTTGGCCTCCTTCTTGGTGCCGAGCTCTCGCTCAACATAGAGATCCCGGAGTTCATCCTCCTCCATGTCGGAATAGTCAGGAGTCTCATTCTTCTCCTTCTTTCCGCCCTTCTTCTTGCCGGACTTCTTGTCCTCCTTCTCATCATCCCCACCGTTGTAATCCTCGATGGAGGTGAAGTCGGTCATCTTGTACGTGCGCTTACCGTTATAGGTATCCGGCGTGAAGACACCGACAATTTCCATATCGGTGAACTCGGAGACGTCGATCTCCATCTCGTCCTCGGGAACATCCATCCCCATGGCAGTCATCAGCGCATGGAGCTTCCACAGGCTGTTCTCGGTGAGCGGGCAATAGAACCAAGCCTTGGCTCCCTTGAACTCGCCCTTGCTGACCTCGAAGGTAAATTCGATCTGGTCATTATTGTTGCTCGACTTGCCGATGGTCGCTTCAACACACCGCAGAGGAAAGTCACCCTCCTTATTTACGCGAGTCCGCGTCTCGATGTCCTTGAAGTTAACCTTGACAGTCTTCTTGCTGCGGCTGCCACGTGCTGCACGAGCCATTATTCTTTTCCTTTCACTATCTTCATGATCTTCCGGAAGGTAGGATCGACAATAAAATCCGGAGCCTCGATCCCCTTAGGCTTGCGGATCTTTGTGGTGTAGACCTCGTTCGGTCCTAACCGCAAACAGAATTGTTTCTCAATTTCTTTGGTTAGCTTCTTGGTATCAGGGTCTTTCTTCTTAGTTACCTTGATACGGATAAACGTGTTGCCGACGATGTTAACGCTGGCGCACAGGTCTTTGTTGACGGAAGGCATGAGCTTGGTGCCCACTTCAGGAGCGAGAGCATCAACGCCGTCGTCTTCTTCATCGCCGGCATTGAATATCCTCTCCTGTGCGATGAATACCGAGTTTACGGGTAGTGCTCGGATATCCATAATAACCTTCATGAGGTCACCGGCTACCTCTCCCCAGTGCTGTCTAGTGAGGGTACCGAAATCCCCGGCCTTCTTACGGCCCTTCAACTTAATCTTATTTCGCTCCACAGTCTCTCGGACTAGGATACCCTGAAGCTGAGTCATCGTATCGAGGATGACTGTCTTGTAGATCAGCTTACCCTTAGCAGCCTTATTAGCTAGCCAAAGTATCTGATCAAGAAGCTCATCACTGGTAGTGATATCGACCACATCCAAGTCTTCTACGTCGCTGATGGACTCTTCGCCGTTGTCCAGGATGTTGAGATAGAGGATGGGCTTAGGCCAGCTAGAAGCAAGTGTGGTTTTACCAGTACCGGACCTGCCGTAGAGTGCAGCGGATACTTCACGCTGAACCTCAGAAACTCTTTTAGACCGTGGTGCTCGGTCTTCCTTGCGGATAGTTGTTGCCATGTTGAAAAGTACCTCACGGGGTAGGTTGCATGTTATATCGCATTCTACCCCGGGAAGCAACCGCTAATCAGTCCTCGGACCGGTCTTTGTCGTCCTGTTTATGGCTAAGATCCTCAGTCTGGAACTCGCGTTTGATTAACCATTCTAGATCTGATCCCGTAGCCTCAGCCTTACAGAGAGCCTGATAGTCACACCAAGAGCAATGCCTGCCGATGTTCTGATCTTTCTTCTTGCCGTGAAAGTCCCGCATCTCCTGTGCAGTATCCACGAAGTCATCCCAGATATTATCGACTATGCGAGCCTTGACCGGACTATAGACTCGAATAAAGCGATTGCGGCGATTTTCCTTAGCATCTGTCAGGAGCTTGGTGAACTCCTTTCGTTTTTTCCCCTCATCCTTAATCCACCTCTCTATCCGTGAAGGTAGGGAGTCAATTCTAGCCTGGCTTATCTTACCCGTGGCGGTTAACTCTCCCGGTACATTACAGGGCTTCGAGCTGATATAGTCCCACAGGACACCATCTATCCTCTTGAAGCCCATCTCCTCGAGTGCTCGGAAGTAGACGGCAGCCTGAACCGAACGCCAGCGTTCATCTTCACTAGGCATGCGGCTGAAGGACTTGTGCTCCATTAGCCATCTCATCTTCTTTGACTTGACTACCGCGTCGATCTTCCCCGTAAACCACAGGTCGTCATCGAGCTCGATGCGGAACTCATGCTCGGCATTCTGCCCGTTGTGTGAGATAGGAACAGTAGACCCCTCCCAGTAATCGAAGTAGTCCCGCATGATGTCACGGATGTCTTCAATCAAGTTACCATACATTTCCCGCTCACGCCGGAACATGGCACCTTCCTTGAGTTCGATCTTGTCGAGGACCTTCTCCCACTTCTTACCTTCGAGCTGTGACTCGATGACCTGGTGGATGATCGTACCAAACACCAGCGGACGTTTGCGCTTGATGCGCTGTAGGCCTAGCACGAACTTATTATGATACATCCGCCGACATTGACGATACACCTTGACCTTCGACTGACTGATGTTGATCTGGCCATCAGCTGTCAGGACTGTGGAGTGATCGTGAGCAGGCGCCTCTAGTCCTATGCCGACTCTAAGTGCCGCTTCTTCTGTCGGGGTTTGTCTTTGTTTTTCTTTTGCTTTCCTTTCGCGGCGACGATCTGCAGCTGTTCGTCCAGCCATTCCTTTAATCCTTTTCCTTCGCTCCATGCACCGATCTTAGCTTCAGCCTCAATGGGTACACTCAGGTTAATCTCAAAGTCTTCGAGTAGCTCGGGATGACTCATGATCTCAAGTCCCCGATTATAAACATGCTCTACCTTGTCTTCTCTAACCTCTAGAAGCACGGCGTCGTGAACAGTGCCCACAAGGCCGAACCAACTCTTCTTAAATTCTTTCCGCATCTGTAGAGCAGCCATAAGGTTGAGCTCATTAGCAAAACTCTGGACAGGAGAATTAATTGCCTGCCGTTGAGCCTCTCGCCGTTCGGGAGTATCTCTACCTCCCATCGCTGCCGGGAGCCTACGCTTGCGTCCCGATAGAGAGCGGACGTATCCATTGACCTGAGCAAAGCGACGTTGCTTGTCGTGCCACTCCGGGAAACCAGGATATAGCTCGAAGAATGCTTCTCTACTTGCCTGTGCTTCCTCATCAGTTACCTCCACCCCGTAGTTATCTCGAGCGTAGATTTTGAACTTCTTCCACCACATGCCATACAGATAGCCGAAGTTGATAGCCTTCGCCTTCTTACGAACTTCCTTCCACAGGGCCATTAGTTTGGAAGCGTGATCGCCGCCCATAGCAAGGATGTACTCGACCGCCTCGCTATAATTCATCTTCTTAGGTTTCTTACCGGCAGCTTCCCTGTGGAGTTCCACAGTCTTCTTTATTTCTTTCTTGTATCCTGCGCCACGTTCAATCTCGCGTATAGCAGTTTGCCAGTGAGGGTCACCCCCCTCATTGAAGACTCGTAGTAGATTGTGTTCATCTGCAAGTTCGGCGGCAATTCTAAGCTCAATCTGCGAGAGATCCATCTCGATGAGGACAAAACCAGGCGCAGCAGTGATAAGACTTCTAATACGGGGATCTCTGGGAACCTGCTGGAGGTTAGGATGTTCGCAAGACAAGCGACCTGTGACGGTTCCATGAAGTTTGAAAACCGGATGGAGCCTTCCGGCAGTGTCAATGTAAGGACGCCACCCCTCGATGAAGGACGAAAGCTGTTTCTGAGCAGCTCGGTATTTGAGAAGGTCGCCGACCATGGGATGGTCAATTCGGAGTAGCACACTCTCACTAACACTGGCCTTACCTCCCTTGGTTTTCTCCACCACAGGAATCTTGAGGACTTCGAATAGTAGATGGCCCAGCTGATCAGCACTACCCCAGTTGATCTTGCCCTTGTTCGGTCCCTTCTGGTCTACCTTCTCGGCCTTCTTACCCCAGGCCTCTAGGTTGGTTAGCGCTGTGGACACTTCCTCACGAAGATATGCTTCCGCATTATCCATCTTCTCGAGGTTGATATATACACCCTTGTACTCTGCCTCGATGAAGAGCTGAATACAAGGAACCATGATAAGATCATGGACTCGCTTAACGTCATGGTCCTCATTCAACATCCGCCGAAGGATGGGCCTTAGTTTGCGCGTATAGTAGACGTCATGCGCCGCATACTTGGCATTGGTCATCGACCATGATGTCTTTTCTTTTCCTTCGACATCCCAGTCGGGAGCACCCAAGTACTTCTGTGCGAGATACTTTAGGCCGTGGAAGTCATTCTCGTCTAGAAGATAGTGCGCAAGCATCGTATCGAAGTCGACACGCCACTTCACACCAAACCGTACCCACATCCACAGGGCGTCAAACTTCCCGTTGTGGAATACTGTCTTACACTTCTTCAGCTTTAGGGTTACTAGCTTGACGATCTTCCGAAGTTCACTAGGAATCCAAATGCCGGCAGTTTCCATCGGCACGACCCATTGTCGCTTACGGCAACCGAATTGCATCGCCACGACACGCGGCAGGTTGTTTGACCCGTGAGTCCCCTTATGCTGCGCCAGTAGGGCTTGAGAAGCGCGACCCTGTTCGATGAGTTCATCCTGTAGAGTGGTGAACGGATATAAACGAGACGTCTCAAGATCCGACGATACCGTCCCCTCGAGATCCCGGAGCATCTTCTTGACCTTGTCCCAGGTGTCCACGACATGGTAGTCAAGAGAACGCTCTTCAGGGATGCCGCCAAAACGGACGCATTCGGCAAGACGCTGTAGGTCCTGCTCGATTGCGTCAATCCACTTGTCATCGTGCAAGGCCTGATGGGGATGGAGAATAGGAAGCACGACCCTCTTGTCGTGAAGAAGTGGCTTTCCCCTGAGAGACCTAATCCCGGTTTTATCAAGGAGTGCGTTACAAGGAGTGTTCCCAAGTAGTACGACATACTTCGGGTCTCTCTTCTCGACCTTCGCCAGGAATTTTTCCTTAGCGTTCTTTATCATGGTCTTGGTGACGTTCTTGCCTTCGGGCGGTGCCTCGGGCAG